CGAGATTATCCCTACTGGTACGGTTCTTGATGCTTCGGGTTGGCGTAATGTTCGTGCTTTGATTAACAACCGCTATTTGGTTGAAGTAATGAACGCACCAACTTCACAAGTTGTTGAAACCATGGTAGAGCAACCCATTTCGTCAAAAGTGTCTAAGATCAAAACTACTTCTACAACTAAGGTAACTTCTAAATGAGTATTTCTAATTACGCTGAAAACAAGTTGCTTGACACTCTTGGCGCTGTTTCGTTTTCGGTTGCTACACCGTATGTAAAGTTGCATTTGTCCGACCCAGGCGAAACGGCTACAAGCGGTGCTGCCGCTGAAACTACTCGCAAGTTAATTGGTTTTAGTGCTGCTGCTTCGGGTTCTATGGTGAGTTCTGCAACTGTTACTTGGACGAATGTTTCCACAACAGAAACTTATACGCATTGGTCTTTGTGGGATGCCGCTACTGCTGGTAATGCTTTGTGGTCAGGTGCTTTCAGTTCTAGTGCCGCCGTTACTGCTGGAGATACTTTTCAGATTACATCGCTCACTTTGACATTGGATTAGTCCGATGTCGTGGACTTATTCGGGTGATCCCGCGAATAATGCCCGTGATGAGGTGCGTTTTCTTGTCGGCGATATTGATACGACTAATCAACAGATCAATGATGCTGAGATTGCCTATCTTTTGGCGGCTTGGAACAATGATGCCTATATTTCGGCTTCTTTTGCATGCGAAAGTATTGCGGGTCGGTTTAACGCTAAAGCGGACGGTTCTAAGTCTGTAGGCGATTTGTCTATTTCTACGCGCTTTGTGGAGCAAGCAAAGGCGTATATGGAACGGGCAACGAATCTTCGTAATACTGCTTCTCGTAAGTATCCGCCTTCTCCTATTTGGGATTCTGCGGGTTATCCAAACACTTCAGAGTTCTCTATCGGTATGCAAAGGAACATCGGCAGTGGGACGAACAGTGTTCCACCTATTCAGAACTTCCCTGACTGATGACTCTTGACGCATCGTTTTTGACTTTGATGCCTTCCACTGTGAAGGTGTATCCGACTGCTACCACTGATTCTTATGGTAAGCAGACTTGGAGTGGTACGAGTGTTGATACGCGGGCGTATGTGCAAGAAACTGGTGTGATGATTACGACTGCCGATAATCAGAATGTTTTTGAGCAGGGGAGAGTTATTTTTTATGGCAATCCTACGATTTCTCATGCGTCCAAGATGGAGTTGCCTGATGGTAAAACTCCGAGGATTATTTCTATTAGGGAGTACACGGATACAACTTTTCCGCAAATAACTATTGTGTCATTTGGGAGTTGATGTGGCTCGGACTGTTATTACTCTCGTTGGAAATACGCAACTCATTAAGTTGCTTGAGCAGATACCCAACGAGTTTGTTCCTGCCATGGGCGAGGCTTTATATTCTGAGGGTCAAAAGATTTTGCGTGAATCTAAGCAGGAAGTTCCTTTTGATCGCGGAGTTTTGTCTAGTTCGGGGCGTGTCCATACACCGTTTTATGTTGGTCCGTCTGTTGCTGTAGAGATTTCGTATGGTGGCGCTTCGGGTGGCAGGTTTGAGGGTGATGAGGTTAATTATGCAATTATTCAACATGAAAACGACAATTTTCTTCATGCTGATGGTCGCAAATCTCACTATTTGGAGGACCCTTTTGATCGCGCCCAAGAGGGCATGGCTAATCGGTTGATGAAAAAAACTGCTTATGTGTTTAATCGGACACGAAAAAAGACTGAATCTGTAGATGATGTGAACGAGGAATAAGTGGCGATTCTTGATGCGTTGGGCGCTTATCTCCAAACGAACTCAATAGGTACTTTGGCTACAGACATGTTTTTGTCGCGTATGCCTGACACTCCTGATGCTTGTGTGGTGTTGTATGAGTCGGCTGGTATCGGTCCTTCTCAGGTATTTGGTGCTTCTGTTCATGCTGTTTCGCATCAGAGGATTCGTGTTTTATGTCGCGCTGGAAGAAACGATTATCCGACTGCTCGCACTAAAGCAACGGATGTTCGCGCTATTTTGGGGGCGATTAGGGCAACTACTTTGTCGGGTGTGGTCATTCATACGGTGTTGGCTACTTCGGATATTTATCCTGTGACCCGCGATCAAGATGACCGCCCTGTTATTGGATGCGATTACACCGTATGGATGAGTTAGATCAACAGCCGATTTCGGCTTATGGGGCGCTTGCTTCTGAGGATAAAGAGCCTCGGTGTTGGAGATGTAAAAAGATGCTCGCGATACTGGTAACTAGACCATGGGTTATTATTTGCCACCGCTGTAAGGCTAAGAACGGCGCTTAGGTGGTTGCCTTCAGGGGCTTTTTGGGTTACAATTTGGCAACGGTTTGACTAGCCTTGGGAGAGGCGTAAACAGGTTTGAAAGAGAATAACCCCTGCGGGGTGTTGAGAAGTTATATTCCACAACGATCCCATTTTGGAGGTTCATTGCAAGTTGTTTTGGCGGTCGCTTTATATGTTGTGATCTGCTTTTTTATTGCCCAATTTCTTCGGAGGTTCTGATGAAGAGAGTTTTTTTGACCGTGTTCACGGTGACAGTTTTAAGTGTGTGTTATTTGGTGGGTACAGCAGAATCTAAGGCTGTTGCTCCTTCGGGGAGACTAACCCCTGTGGTGTCTTTAGCGCCTGTCGTGTCCTCAGCCCCTACAGTGGCTCCTATCGTGTTTCACCATGGTGATTGCAGTTGGCTTCCCGAAATGGCTTTAAGCGCTGGTTGGGAGCCTAAACACATCGGAAAATTGACAAAAATAGTTCAACGCGAGTCGGGTTGTTGCCCGAACAGAATCGGCGGCTCTGTCGTGGATTCAGATTGTAAGTTCATTAAAATGTCCACCATGAGTCATCCGTCAGACAGCGGGCTGCTGCAAATAAATGGGGTTAATTTTTTGCCTAAACGCAATAAGTATGCGCCGATCTGTACGCAAATGAAAATCTGTACACAGGAACCTTTGTTGGATGCTTTTACAAACTTGAAGGCAGGAAAACTTTTGTTTGATGTGACTGGTCAAGACTGGTCGCCATGGATTGTTCCTGAAGGTGGTTGGTAACTAAAGGCGTATCTAGTCTGCTGGTAGTAGTTCGGCAATGTAAAGTCTTGCCGTAACTCGTGTCCTTGTGACCTCGGCATCGCCCGCTCGTACCCTTGTGGTCAGGTCGGTTTCGGGGTAGAGGCTCGTCCACTATCAGGAGTTTAGATGCCGAAGTATCTAGTCAAGACAGGTTTGGAGTTCCCTCCTAATCGCCGCGTTGAAGCAGGCGAGGTCATTGACGATGTTCCTTCTAAGTCAATTAAATGGTTGCGTGAACAGGGTTTGATTGAACTTGTTGATTCAAGTGGCAAATCTGTTGACGCACCTATTGTTGAAGAAGTTGAACCTGAAGTTGTGGAAGTTGCTGATATTCCTGATGCGATTGATTCGGAGGAAAAGTAATGGCTTTCATTCACGGTAAATCGGCTGTCGTTTTGCACGGCGCTTACGATCTGAGTTCATACCTGAACAACGGGAGTGCTAATTCCTCGGTGGACACTAACGAGGTGACTGCGTTCGGGTCCACTTCAAAATCCTATGTCACGGGAATGAAGGATGCCACTTTGTCGGCTTCAGGCATGTTTGATGGTTCGGCTTCAGCAGTTGACGAAGTTCTTGCCGCAAGCATTGGCTCTGACACTCTTTCGCCAATTACTTTTGCTTCGGGTGGAACAACCATTGGAAATCGTGTTGTTTTGCTTAAAGGTAAAACCAAGTCTTATTCGGTTACTGCCCCTGTTGCAGATGTTGTTTCAGTTTCCTACGAAGCACAATCTGACGGTGGAAATGATTATGGTGTTTCCCTTTGCTCTCTTGGTTCTATCTCCGCGACAACCAACAGCACAAGTCAAGATAATACCGCGTCAACCGCCAATGGTGGTATCGCGCAATTGCATGTGACCGTAAACAGTCGGTCGGCTAACTCAACCATCAAAGTCCAACACTCAAGTGATAACTCAACTTGGGCTGATTTGGCATCATTTGCCGTTGTTGCTACAACGGTTACAACTTCGGAGCGGGTCACAGTCGCGGCTGGTACGACAGTTAACCGATATTTGCGGGCGCAAAACACGCTTACCGCAGGTACAGGATCAATCACCTATCAAGTTTCTTTCGCACGGAGGTAAATCGTGGCATTTGTACATGGCAAGTCAGCAGTATTCAAGTTGGATAACTCAGCAGGTTCGCTTGTGGATTATTCGGCATATTTAGACAATGTGGGGTTCCCGCGTTCAGTGGACACCGCCGAGACAACAACTTTTGGTGTTGCAGGTTCAGCAAAAACCTACATCGTGGGTTTGTCGGACGCAACAATCAGCCTTTCAGGTTTGTTTGATGCAACAGCAGACGGAACACTCGCAGCAGTTCTTGGTCAAGCGGCAACTCTGTCGTTTGAGTACGGTCCTGCTGGTAGCACTGGCGGATTGATTAAATACACGGGTGAAGCCATTATGAAGTCGTATTCAGTTACGGCTGCTGTAGGCGATTCCGTAAAGGCTTCTGTTGAACTCCAAGTCACGGGTGCAGTTACCCGTACCACTTGGTAATCAGCAGTAGAAACCAACCAACAAACAAACACAGGAGAAATATCGTGTCCCTTCGTGACCGCATTATTGCAGTAGATGACCTTCAGCGTGAAATCGTAAAGATTGAGCAGTGGGGGTTAGATGTAGAAATCCGTGGAATGAGTGGTGCCGCTCGTGCGGCGATCGTTCAAGATGCAGCAGATAACAATGGAAACATCAACTTTGCGAAGATGATGCCTGAAGTGGTTATTGGATGCGTATTTGATCCACTGACGGGTGAACAAGTGTTTGGTTCAGAGGACAAAGAATCCATCATGTCCAAGAACGGTGCCGCTTTGGAGAAAATTAACACTGTCGCAATGCGTCTTTCAGGCTTCGGCGTGGACGCGATTGATGCAGCGGGAAAAGACTCCTCATCAACACCGAAAGAAGGTTCCTCTACGATCTAGCGGAGCAGTTGGGGCGGACGGTTGCCGAACTTTTGTATGGTTCGCCCGCTCACACTCCCATCACTTCTGCCGAAATCGTTGAGTGGGCTGCCTATTACAGATTGAAGGCTCACGAGGCGGAACAGGCTTCTAGATAGCAGGAGGTGAAAAAATGGCTGGCGATTTTGAGGTAGTAGCACGGCTCTCAGCCATTGATGACGGCTTTCAAAAAGCGTTTCAGCAGGCTTCAATGTCTGCACAAAATCTGCAACAGCAGATGTCGGGTGTTACCAAGCAAGCCGCGGTTTTGGGTGGCGTTATTGGCGCTGGTTCTTTTGCGGCGTTTAAGTTTGGTAAATCATCGTTTGATGCCGCCGCCCGTGTATCAGAACTCAAAGTTGCTATTGATGCTGTTGGTAAATCAACTCATCTTGGTGCTACCGCTATTAACAAAGCGGCAAAAGACATCGCCCACATGGGTATTGAGATGGCTTCGGCGCAGGAAATGGCGTTGGAGTTTGCTCAAGGCAACTTGGACATGGCTCAAGCGGCAAATATCGCTCGTACCGCACAGGACTTGGCGGTTATTTCACAAAAAAACTCTACCGATGAAGCAATGCTTCTTACTCGCGCTATTAAAACTGGCAACACGATGTTGTTGCGTGGTGCTGGCATTACTCGTATGGCTTCTGAGGGTTACGCTTCTTACGCGAAAGAGTTGCATAAATCTCAAAACGATTTAACTGCTACTGAGCGTCAACAGGCAATCATCAACCTCATTATGGAGGAAGGTGTCAAGGTTGCTGGAGTTTATGAAGCGGCAATGCAAGAGCCAGGAAAAGTTATTCGTTCGTTTCCTCGTATTTTGAATGATATGCAGGTGGCTTTTGGTTCTGCGTTGGTTCAAGGTATTGGTCCTGTTGTTAAAGGTTTTTATGATTTAACTAAAGAGTTGTCTGTTGCTGTTGCTGAGGGTGGAGCGTTGCATCCTTTCATCGTTGAACTTGGTACAGCACTAAAAATGATGTTTGCCCCGATGGTCAGTGGTGTCAAACATTTGCGTGACATGTTAAAAGGTCTTGACGATTCAAAAATTAGTGCAAAAGGTTTTGGTGATGGTATTCAAAAACTTACGCCTCTTTTGATGTCGGTAAGTGTTGGTTTGACGGCGTTGACAAGTAAAAGCATTTTGATGTTGACACCGTTGAGGGGTTTGGTGGGCGGTTTTAGTCCGTTGATGCTTGCTTTTGGTGCATTTGTTGTGATGACACCTAAATTGCGTGATTCTTTCATGCGAATTGCGGAGGTTTCAAAACCTATTATTGAGGCTTTGATTTCTATTGCAAAGAGTGTTGCTGATGCAACGATTGCTGTTGTGGATGGTGCGGCTTCAATGTTGGAGGCTTTTGCTGGTCCTTTGGTGTTTGTTATTGAAAATCTTGCTAAAGGTTTTAAGTTTTTTGCTGGAGTTTTAAGCGCCATTACCCCAATTCTTGAACCTTTTATTTTGTTGGTTGGTATCAAAATGGTTGCCGCAATGATGGCGGCAAAGGTTGCTACGGCGGAAAAAGCAATAATAGATGGTGTGGCAACCGCTTCGCAAATCAGGCTTGGTGCATCAATTGGTTTTACTAGAAGAATGATGGACGAATACCGTTATTCAATACAACAGGGTGTTGGATCAGTAAAGGCGTTTGGTTTCGCAGCAAAAGCAGGTTTCACTGAGGCAAAAGTCGCGGCTCTAAGTTTTGTGAGTTCAATTTTGCCAATGCTTGCTTTTACTGTTGTGCTTACTGTTTTGATGAATCTGTTTTCTGCGTTTTCAAACAGAAGTAAGGAACAAAAGGAACGCACCACAGAGTTAACTGGCGCTATTCAGGAACAGGTTAAAACGCTCGGCAAAAACAATAAGGCGCTTGGAGATTATTTGCAAAGCGTTGGTTTATTGGGAACCATTTTAACAAAAACTGGTGAAGATGGGGCAAAACTTACAGTTTCATTAAATGCTGTTGGAATAAACCTTGACCAAACCATTCCTACATTGATGAAGTTCAAACAAAATTGGTTAGGAACCGCTGAAGCAATG